AAGTATAATTCAATAATGTATTTAAATGTTTCGCCATACCGAATAACTCTAAAACTCAATGTTATGTCAGGCGATAGCCCCTTAACTAACTAATTATTCTTATAGTTGTTCGACGCCATTGAGTTCTTTATCTTCTTTAATTCCTATTGCGTGAAATTGAACAGCGTGGGCATTATCAAATAAGCACGGTATTCTTTCCCATTCTTGAACTTTTTTTAATCCCATAATTCTTCTTGCCCAATTTAATAATTTGTATTCTTTTAAAATTGGTTTTGTTAGATTCAAGACTTGCTGCAATTCATCTTTTGGGAATGTTATATCAACGGGCAAAGTATATCTTATTGAGATTCTTCTTTTATAATTTACGAATGGTTTATCTTTATTAAATAAATCATTTTTATCATCTCTACATTGATAATTTAAAAATTGTGCTTCTAAATCTCCTCGCCATTTATCAATTTCTTCTTTTGTGCCATTAACAACTCCTCTTAAATGCATTTTATTTTGTTGGGTCTAAGCCTGTGCCTGCATATCTCACTTTCGCTTCTCTCGCCCATTTTTCATCTGCTGTTTCAACTTTTGGCATTTGTCCTGCACGAGTATTCCCATTAATAAGCATTTCAGATGTAGCTTTCTCAATTCTTATTCTCTCTTTCTGCATTTCTAAGAGAGCTTTTTGTGTTTCAGCTAAAACGATTTTGGCTTCTTCAATGGGGGAAATCCCGTCATTAGAATTTTCAATTGGTTTTTGCGATTCTGCATTCTCAGTTTCTTTTTGTTGTGTTTCATCCATATTTTTTAATCCTCCTTACATCTCTATTCAAAGAATGAATTGATATAATTTAGTTTGAGATTTTGCAAGAACTTTTTTATCGGGTTGAAGTCCATAATATTTGTAAAGTTCTGTAAAGAAATATAAGCCCGAATTAATGAATGAAACAATTAAAATTAAAAGACATCTTTCTAATAAATTTTTATCTAATTTCAAAACTTCCAAGGCAACAAACATCGAAAAGAATGTATAACCGAAGAAAGCGAATGTTTTTTGTAATAATAATTTATAAAATGTTTTTATTTCTTTATTCATTTTTTAGGATTTATTGTATTTAATTTTTTAGACTTTGAAATATCGCTTGCGGGAGTGTTATTTTGTGGCATTTGTGTTGGGATATCTCCTGCCGCATTTGTTACAGGTTCAAGACTTGCAGGAAATTCGAAATTTAATTCTATTCCTAATTGAAGTTTTATTTGAGCTTCTAAAAATCTTTGAATTTTCTCTATTCTTTGTTGGAATCCTAAATAAACAACTTTTGCACTTGCATCTGTTGTTCCCACACTCCATCCTAAAACGACTTCGGGCACTCCACAAGAAATAATTAATTCTCTTATTAATAAATTTAAATAATCAATTGCGTCTTGGGCATTTGGAATCGCAGCTGCATCTTTTTCTTCGAGTGTGCCTTTTGGAATAACAATTATTTCACAATTTTTATATCCCGCTTGCAATTTAACTTCTGTTGCAGCAAGTTGAGTTTCATCGTTGGTATCAGCTTCAAATAATCTTAATGGTTTTACAATTCTGTGAAATCTAAGACCCAAATCTTCCATAATTTGTTTTATTTGTTTTATTATTGGCTCAACTCTTTCAGCATAAGGTTTCCCATGAATTTCATCTGCAAGTCTATTCCACATTAAATGAAATATTCTTTTTGGCTCAAAAGCATCTTTAACATTTTTTTGTTCGTATCTTTGAATTATTCCCGAAGCATTTGTAATTAATTTTATACTTGATGGATTTAAGGGTTTAAGATTCGTCATTCTTTGAGCTTTATCTCTTATATTTTCTGCATGAGAATCTCCACACATTAAGCAAGTTCTTAATAAATTTTCTATAATTGTATTAAAATCATCTTTACCAATTCCCTTAATATTTTTAATTTTTTCTGTGTTAGATTCATCCGCTTTAAAGCCTTTTCCGACTGCATATAAAGCGAGAGTATCAATTATTTCTGCGAATATTGCAACATCATTATAATATTGATGCCATTTATCAAAATCCACTGTCCATGAGCTCTCATATCCTGTTGTTCCATCAGTTGATAGACTTCCTCCCTCATAATAATCTGTTCCCGAAGTTGGATCAGAATAACTATCAGAGCTCGTTGTTCCAACAACTGCGTTCTGCACTTGATTTCCCATAAAATAACATAATTTCACAACTATTTAAATTTAAGCAATAATGTTTAAATCATCTATTGCAAGGTTTGTTGTTCCAGTTGCTCCGTTTGGCAGAGTTCCTGTTCCTGTGTCTAAAATTTGATTTGTAATATTTGATCTGCAAACATTTCCTATAACTACATTACTATTACAACTTGCTCCGTTTATATTTATTCCTCTATTATTCAAATAACATATATTGTTCGCTACATTGCAGTAATCACAAAATAAATCCAATTTAATTGCATCTCCATCGCAAGAATAAATTATATTTCCGGCTATTACACAATAATTTAGATTATTTAATATTATTCCGTGTCCTGTTGCATTTCCAACAATTATTGAACTTATTATGTTATTTACAAAAACACCATAGTTTCCTGTGCTTACATATATCCCAAAGTTAGTTCCATTTAAAATATAATTTCCTTTAACAATTATGCTGTCCCCTGTTGTTGCAACTCCGTGTGTAAAATGTTCTATATAATTATTTTCGATAGTGATATATGTTGATGTGTTGCTTACTTCTATTGCTATATTATCATCGTGCCCATATAAATATAAATCTCTTATTAGAATATAACTTTTTCCGTTTGTATCTATGCAATTATTTGAAGTGTCAGCTAAAAGTTTTGTTCCTTTTCCCGTTCCCTGAATTAGAACATTATTTGTTTTTATTAATAATTCTGTTGTTAAATTATAAGTTCCCTCTTTAATAAAAATACTTCCTCCTGATGGCGATAAAGAATTTAATGCTTCTTGAATATCTTCGAAATCTCCTGTTCCATCAAGAGCCACAACAACACTTGCGGTTGCTTTCCTTTGTTTTCCCTCCCCTTGAGAATATTCTTTAGAATGTTCAAATAGATTATTTTTAACTCCGCCAAAATCTAATCCCATTTTTAAATTCCTAACCAATTTTTAAAATCTGCTGTCTTGAATAATTTATCTAATTCTTGACATCTTGCGTAATGCAAATTAATTAAATCTTCGGCTTCAATTCTTGAACTTCCCGAAATCCATAAAGCCATATTATATGCAATTAAAGTCATAGCTGCGTATCTTCCTGCGTATTCTGTTAGAATTCTTTTTTTAGTTGCATCCAATGCTGCCCAATTTGCTACAATATCATAATTTAAAATTGAACATAAATAAGCCTCGGCATAATATGCAAGATAATTATGATTCGCTTCTGCATTTCCTGTTGCATCTACAAATTCTCCTGCAAGAAAAGTCATCTCAGCTTCTGCGACAATTGTGCCTGTGTATGCCATTTTAGAACGAATGCACGAATAGTTTTAAACTTTTGTCTTTTGTTGCTTCCCATAGAGCTCTTATAATTCCCTCAGTTATGTGCGAATTTAAGCCATGAATTTTGCCATCTTCATCTCTATATATTGAAGCAAGAGAGTCTTTTATTTCATCATCATCGAGAAGTTTTATTTTATATGCTTCTCCATAAATTAATAAATTAATATACATTTCTTCTTTTAATAATTTCTTGGACTTTGTGCCGTCGAGATTTGTTTCTCTCGATGCATTATTTAATGGGTCTGTTATTCTTTTTGTAGATTCATCTTTCATTAATTCACTATATACTCCAAAGCCTAAGCCTCCATCATCAATGCCAATTCTTTTAAATTTATATTGAGAATTTAATCTTATTATTGTTTTTGCTGTTTCGTATGTGTATTGATGTGCTTCAATGATATTTTCTATTTGCTCAATGTTATTATTATCAATTTTATGTAATATTTCGTGAGTGCTTACATCTTTACCAAAACCGCCCACATCGCCTCCATAATATAATGTTGAGTTCGAGATAATTACTTCTTTTCTTTTCAAAACACAAATTTCTTCTATCCATTTGTTTTGAAAAATTCTTTTAATTTCATCAAGGAATTCCGCGAGATATTCCGTTCTATATGCTGTTTTTCCAAGTCTTTTTTGTTCATTCTCTAAAAATTCTTTTGTATGTCTTGGGCAGTCTTCCGCAGAAATATAAAATTTCTTAAATGTATCATCTTTTGAGCAGTCAAAAAAGAATCCATCTTTTCCACAAGGGGTTGAGGCTATATCCATACTTCCTCCGATTACGCTCAACATGGGGCTCACAGCGATGAAAAATTCTCTCGACATACGGCTTCCCTCGTCAATTAAGAGTTTTTTCACAGTTAAGCCACGTAGGCCCTCTCCTGTTTCTCCCGCAGCATAACTTAAAATTCGAGAGCCATTTTTAAAACACACTATATGCATTGTAGGCTTATTTTTTCCTTTCAACATAATTTCATTTGGATAAACGGCATTTGCATACGCAAGAGCTTTCGCGAGAACAAAATATCCTTGTTTTTCAGTTACCGACGCTATCAACACATCTTCACCTCTTTTTAATTGATGAATACAAAGTTCAACAGCTTTTATCGACATTGCAGTAGTTTTTCCACATTGACGCCCGAGAAGAAGAAAGCAGTTTGTTTTTACATCTTCATTAATATATTCTTGTTGCCATGTGTCGAGAGTTTCCCACGGGCGAAATAAATTATAATCCATTTTTTTCTTTGAGAGTCATTAATATTTCACTACAATTATTGCATTTAATTATTAAATCTTTCTTTTCATTAATAAATATTTTAAATATTTTCTTATTGCATTTTTTACATTTTTGTGTTTCTTCCATTATTCTTCCTCCGTTGGACTTTCGCAGAATTCACAATACCATATTTTTTTTAAAAAGCAATAACACATTTGCGCTCCGCATTTTTCGCAGTATTCAATATTGTTTAATTCATCCATTTTGACTGAATATCTCCTCTAAGTCTTGTAAGCAAATAGTTCCTGCTTCATTTGGAAGGACCCTAATCATTGCTTGAATTTCCTTTGCTTTCTTCATTGCGTCAAAATCTTGTTGTTTTTCCATAAAATTTTTTGAATTTTTTTTGTGGGTTCCACAAACATATATAACACTTATTTAATTAAGATTCGCATTATCTTATACTAAACTTAATATTATATAATCCATTTAATTCTTTATTATCATCTCTTATGTGTTGTCGTTGTGTTTCATTCATGCTCTCTGGCTTACATTGAACAAACACTATTTCTTTTTTAGTTTTATTAATTGCTATAATATCTATTGGAGAATGAGAGCCTGCTGTTCTTTGAACAATATCAAAGCCTTGTAATTTTAATTTATTACACTCTTTGTATTCTTTTCTTCTTCCTGCAATGTAGTTTTTATTTGGCATAGTTTGATTTGTTCATCACATAGAATAATAACTCTTTCAGCCATTTGTATTTGCATTAAATTATTCTTAATTAATTCTACATTTGCATTTTTATTTCTAAACCAATCTTCTTCTGTTAATTCAAATTTCTTTTCTTCCATGTTGTTGTTTGTTGCGCGCGAGCGCAAAAGATAAGCGCGAGCGCGCTCCCTATTTAATATTAATACTGCTTCTTCTCTTTTCTTTTTATTTGTTTTGCTTCCATAAATTCAAGTATATTCTTAATTCTGTTTTGTCTTAATAATTCAAAGAATTCATTAAGCAAGTTTTCTAATTCTTCTTTTGGAGTTTCCCAATTTTTAATAAATATTTCTCTTACTGTGTTAATTTGTTTTTGTTTTCTATCAAGTTCTTTTTCTTTTTCTTCTGTTTCATTAATTTTATTATTTGCTTTTTCTCTTTCTCTTTGTTCTGCTTCTTCTTCTGTTATTTCTTTGTCTAAAACATTTACTTCATCAATTAAGTTATTCACTTCTTTTAGCTTTTCTTCTTTTATTGCTTTCAATGGTTTGCCTTTGTTAAAATATTCTCTTAGAAGATTTGCAACTAATTCACTTCTATTTGGAATTTGTAGAAGTTCTGCCATTAAATCATTTGGAATGTAAAAATTTATTGCTCCCATTCTTTTTACAGGAAATAAGAGTTTATATATATATGTATATATGTATATAGATATAATAATAAATAATAAAGATTCTAAATTTCTACGAAAGATTTATAAATGTTTCTATTTTTAAGCGCGGAGCGCGAGCGGAGCGAGCGCTTTATCCATTCCCGAGCCGGTAGGCGAGGCATTAGAGCCGGCGAAGGATTGAGCCGGCTAATACATTTCAAACCAAAACAATCTGTGTTTTGGGACAAAACCTTTAAAGTCTGCAATTGGAAATTATCGGAGATTTGGATTGTGCGAACTTGGAGAGTGAGCGACAATCGTAATCTCTCGAAGCGGACGCGATGCAGTCTTTAAAGAAGATCGTTTTGTTTGGCTCTGTTCATTCGGGCGGAACGGAGTGGAGCCCAAAAGCCCTATTAACAGCGGAGCGGTTTGAGAGCAGAGCGAACAAACTTAATACGGCTTTTGTTAATACAGGCGAGCCGGTAGGCATCCTGCCTGCTATTTTTAGAACAACGTGTGTGTGAATGTGCGATTTGTAAAAAGCTCCGCTTTTTAAGGAAACAGATTTATATAAACTTTTCTAAAAATGGGCACACCTCCATTTCCACTCCAAGTCCTCAAATTTGGGCACTTCAGCCCGTTAGAAGCCTAAAAAAATAAAAATAAATTAAAAAGAATGTTCCGCGTACGGATCATTCAAAAGCAGTTTTAGCCTGTTTCACTAAGTTTATTGCATCTTTCATCATTTCATCCCAAAGCTTATTTGCATTCTCTTTTTCAATTAAAGCACAAAAGATGTCTTTTGCATAA